AGACAAACTTTCAATGCTTCCACCAGTAGTTCTCATTCAGATGGTACATCAGAAAATATTACGATTACTGCATACAAAGGATATGCATTATACAAAGTTGAGGTATCTCAACCAGCATGGGTAACTTTGTATGTTAGTTCTGCTACTAGAACTGCCGATGCTAGTAGAGTTATCACCCAAGATCCTGCTCCTGGTAGTGGCGTAATTGCAGAAGTGATTACACAATCATCTGCCGAAACTGTATTGTTTACTCCAGCATTTATCGGATATAATGATGACGGTACTCCAAGTACAAACGTGTATTTGAAAGTTGTGAATAAAAGTGGATCTACACAAGGTATCAACGTAGAGCTAACGGTAACACAACTAGAGGCATAAAATGGCGAAGGTATTATTGGATGTAATTCTTGTAGAAGAAACTGACAAGCAAGAATTCGTAGATAGTTTTGATGCCGACACGGAAGCGGATTGGTGGAATATGCTGGGCAGTATGCCCAATCTAATCGTCATGAATGTTGAAGAGGATTATGTAACAACATTCCGTTCACATTCTAGTGTAGTTCAGGCAACAGAAATCCCAGAAGATTTTGAGGCTTCCGTTGCTCCATCAGCAGAGGAGATGACGAAGTGGTATACATCTAGTACAAGTTCTTCTTATAGATCTCCTTCTGGCAACGGGGAAGACAACGCTCCTGTACAGTTTCTTTATGACAGTAATCAAATTGTACCATTAGACGGTGGTGAAGAGATTTTTACTGTAGGAAGAGATGATGATAGTTTCTCTACTGAAGGGGCATACACATATAAGTCTAGATGGACTGGAAAGCATGTTGACATCGTTACTCTAGAATCTGGTAGTGGTGGAAATTGGGCAAGTAATACAGGCACACATGACACACATCCAGATTTTCAAAAGTTATCTTCTGAAGACGACTCTCATGCAAGAGTAGATCCATATTGGTATCAGTGTCAGTATCATTCAAATATGAAGAATACCATCACAGTAAATCCTGCTGATGGAACTAGAAATACCTACACTTTCACTGTAAGTTTTGGTGGAAGTGGAATCTATACTTTAGTTGGTAATGATAGAAATGGTGCTATCAATGGTAGCAATCCACCTATTTCTATCCAAGAAGGAGATGTTTTAATCTTCAATGTAACTGCTTCTGGTCATCCATTCTTAATTAGAGATGCTGATGGTGGTAGCAACATCACTGACGGTAGCGTAGATAATGCAGGTGCTGAAAATGGTACTGTTACTTGGACTACTAGAACATCATCTAGATTCATTCCGATGGATTGGCCTGATCTAGAAGCAGATGCTAATAACCAAGTTACAACTAACGACGGTGGCAATAGTGGATTAACTGATCATGGCATGGGTGTATTGAGTGCCGCTGGTGGAACTATTTGTGGATTTGCAAAGAAAGCAAATCTTTATGCAATGTATTTGGTAACTGGTGACAGTCCTACAGAGTGTATTCAAGCTGTTATTGATTGGCATAATGCAAAACCAAATAATCCAGAAACAGGTGTTCCTAACCCAACTATTCTAATTGCAGAGTATCAATACTTACGTGATAGAAAACATGGAATTCCTATTGACAGTGTATCCCAAATTAATAAAGCAGATGGAACAACGGTAACTAGACCAGGTAGTTCAACCTCTACAAACAGTCCTTATTGGTATCAGTGTCAATATCATTCAAATATGAAGAATACCATCACTGTTGGTTCTAGTGATGGAACTTCAAATAACTACACCATTAGTGTATCTTTTGGTGGAAGTGGACTGTATGCTTTTAGTGGCACTGATAGAAACGGATCGGTTACTGGAAACAATCCAGCTATTAATATTAAAGATGGAGATGTTTTGACTTTCAATGTCAATGCATCAGGTCATCCATTCTTAATTAGAGATGCCGATGGTGGTAATAATATTAATGATGGTAGTGTAACTGGTCAGGGTGCTGAAGCAGGTAATGTCGTGTTTACTACATCTGCAGGTGGTGGATGGGGATCAGATTATTCCGAATTTGTAAAAGAGAACATCATACCTTTCAAAGTGTATGATCCAACATCTACAAATTATTCGTGGATGGTTGTAATGCCATCGCAATTTGATTACAGTTCTTTAAAATCTGCATTAGACAGTGCTTGGAGTAATGGCATTGTTTGTATCAATGCAGCTGGTAATAATGGAGGAACTTTTAATAAGGAGAATAGTCAAACTGCTACGAGTCTAGATGTTGATGCTGGTCCAAATTACCCTGTTATCAATATTTCTTACGCTAGTTCTAATTCCAACAGCACATCTAGTACCACCACATGGTATCCATTTATGTCATATGGTCCACATGGTGTAGAGAGTAATATTGATGTTGCTGCTGGTTACAACTCTGAAGAATATCCTGGTTTAGATGGATATACAAATAGAGGACAAGGGATTGATATTGTAGGTCTTGGTGCTAACACATGGACTTCTTATCCTAGTTCCACATACGGAACTTATAAGTGGGGAATGTTCTCTGGTACAAGTTGTGCTACTCCAACTGTAGTAGGAAAGGCAGCATGTATCATGGAAGAATACTTCTGGTATAACGATGCTTGGCCAAGCCCCAATCAAACTAAATCAATGCTACTATCAAAAGCATCAAATAAATGTAGAGGTATAGCATCTGGTGGTACTGGATTTAGTTGGTCAAATGTACCTAGTGCAGGTGGTGCATCTTTATCTAACGAGATTTCTTTTGGAAACTGCACTATTTCTAGTGGTAATAGTGGAAATGGTGGATATACGTTTACCGAATTGGTAGGCACTACACATCTACGAGCATACTTTGATCCACAAGATCAAGACAGTCATCCATTTGAACACCGAATCAAACACTCAAGTAAAAGACCAGCTGCTGGCGGAATGTATCCGAGAGTGAATAGTGCTGTAGGTCGTCATCGTATGGACCTGCCTGATATGACATAAATAAAAATACTTGTTATATTTTTATGGATAATACACAATTGCGAGCTGAATTTGAAAAACAGTTTGCTGATTACGATCTTAAAATTAGGCGAGGTGAGGAAGAACTTGTCAAGTTGCGTGAATATCGCACTAAACTAGAAGGCGGGTTAGAAGCACTTAACATACTAGAAAAGGGTACAGATGGCAGCGATACCAGTCAACATACTGATTGATAAAGGAGCGGACTTTGCAGTCACCTTTTTCATCACTAATAAAGATGGCACCCCGCTAAACATGTCAGGGTACACTGGTTCTGCTGTCATGAAAAAAAGTTATTCTGCAACAACTTCAGTTCCCTTTACTCTAGATTTTGTCAACAGAACTACAGGAGAAATTGCTCTCACATTAACAGATACTGAAACTCTGGCACTAGATCGAAGAAGATATGTCTATGACATTATTCTAATTGATCCCAATGATTATAAAACTAGAGTGATTATGGGCAATGCAGAAGTAAGTCCTGGAGTTTCCTGATGGCACAGTATAACGTCAGGGTTGGTAATAATGCATATCGTGTCGGTAAGCAATTACCAGCGCAGCATAAGCTTGACGTAAACTACCAGATCCCGTCAAAGTCGGTACAGAACTCTAATCTTTTGATTGAGTCACTGGCATCTCAATTTGACGGAACTAAAGATACATTCAATCTAATCGTCAACGGAGAAGCGTATACTCCATTGAATGAAGAACAGATAATGATTTCTGTAGGTGATGTTGTTTTATCACCTGGAGTTGATTACATTGTTTCCAACGATCAGATTGTTTTCAGCACACCACCAACTGCAGGTGTACAGTTCTTTGGAGTGGCATATGCTACTACAGCAGATCTAACCAGAACTCTTAACTATGTCATAGACAGTGGTTCCTTTCCTATGGGGAATGGTCCTAAAGGAACCATGACAGTTGATGTCACTGGAATTATTGAGTCCTGGACTATCCTTGCTGATAGCGAAGGTAACATTGAAGTTGATATTGAAAAATGCAGTTTTTCTGACTTCCCCAATTTTCAATCTATTTGCGGCACTGAACGTCCTACATTAGGAATCATAAATAGTAGCACGGCTAGAAAAAACAAAGATGACAGCCTGTCTACCTGGAACACTACCGTGAATGCAGGAGATATATTTCAATTTAAGGTGAATTATTCGATCAACATCTCGCGATGCATGGTCTCATTGAAATTGAAACTATAAATAGTATACGATATAAATAACAATAAATCGAGAGATAAACACGGAGAGTTTACATGGCACTGCTAGTAACCGACAACGGTGAAATTGATTCTCTACGTAATCTACTGAATTACAATCAGGAGATTCCTAGAAACTTAATTCTGAAGTTGTTTTGCACCAACACATTTCCAGCGGAAAGCGACACGCCTTCCCAGACAAGATATTACGAGCCCTACACCAACAACAATACGTTGGGTTATGGTTCTGCGCCCACCACAGGGTATCATCAAGTTGAAAATAATAGAACTGATCAGGATTATTCTAACCAGTATGGAATTCTGCTGAACGGAACTCGTTGGACAATTGAGACCCTACAAGCTGCTGCAGTTGCTGCTGTCGCTGGCGCTGGTACTCAAGACGAGTACACAGTCACCGTTGCTTCAAATACTGGTATTAAAAAAGGCGACTACGTAACTGGCGGCGACGTTGGTACTGGTGCTTATGTTGTCGATATCGACGGTCTAACTCTTCTATTGAGTGTCAAAAATACGGGCACCTTCACTGGACAAAACCTAGACTTCGGTGCTGGCAGAACGACTGCTTCTTATCCAGAGCAAACCTTCACGTTTGATGGTGCTGCTGGTGATGTTTATGGTTACATGCTTGTTCGTGCTAACAACATGCCTACCACAATTCACGGTGTTCTAGATGCAGGCACTGCATCCGCTGGAACAACTATCAGCAAGACTGGTATCCGTGGTACTATCGGCAATGACTATTTCGATCTTGCTGCTATTGCTAACACCACTACAATCACTGGTACTTCTGGTGAGTTCTCTGTAACTGTTGGTTCTACTGCAGGTCTTGCAGTTGGTCAGAGACTAACTGGTACTGGTGTTGCTACTGGCACAAGAATTGCTGGTATCGCAGGAACCACTGTTTATCTGACAAAGGCACTTACTGCTACTGCTTCTGGTAACGGTTCGTTCCAAGCAGAAGTCGGTGAAGATCTAACAGTCGGTATGTCAGTCTCCCAGACTGGTACTGCTGGTGTTATCGGTGGTGCTCCTAACGGCATCGATGCTAATACCATCATCACTGGTATCGATCATCAGGTATATGTTGATGGTGTTTTGACACCAGGAGCAGTCACTGTTTATCTAAACAACGCACTGATTGACAACATTCAGCCGTCTAACAGCAATGACGAAGTTGAATTTGACTTCAGTAAGGTAACTGCAACTGGTCACGGTCTCGTCAAAGGCGATGCAGTCTACATTGACCAGGGTACTGGCAACAGCACCACAACTGCCAGCACATACACCGTATTCGATGTACTCGATGCTGACACCTTCACCACAACCAAGGCACTAGACGGCACTGGTTCACTAACTCTTTACAGCGCAATCTTCTTCGCTGAAAGATTCACGAATGGTCCATACGCGATTCAAAATGCTGGTGACCAAATCAAAGTCACCCTGAACGTCAGCCTCGACTGATATACTCAAATTGAGTTCTACATTATGGGGGGATTGCTTCACTGGCGATCCCCCTATTTTTTTAACTTGGCTGTAGTTTATGGTATTCTCCTACGCTGGTACTGGAAGAATGCCCCAGTTTGTTGCTTATGAAGCACTGGGGGTAATTTCTTACAGCTATACAGCGTCGGTACTAAACGAGTTTATTAAATTAGATTTTGGTGCAGTAGGTCTAGCATACTGGGTAATTGCAGACCACGCAAATAAAGTCATTCAAGACTATAAAGATGATCAGATAATCAATCTGACAGAAGGCAGCGGAGTTGTCAGTCAGTTTGATTACGGTAGTATTACACAAGTAGAGGGGGTAGGACAAGACGATTGGGGTCTTGTTACCGATACTTCAAACATCGAAGCGATGGGAAGGACACACTTCCATTCGCTCACTACGTGGTCTGTTATCAAGACCTGGGTTGGTACAGGAACCGTCTGGGAGATGGACGGTGGCACCAGGTACAGACTGGATGCTCCTTGGATTGGTTCGGGTACGCTGCGAGTATCCAGCACTGCCAACACTCATTATGTACCTGCGATTGCTACGGAGGGACTCCTACCCCTTCGTAGTGACACTAAAATTGCGTATGCTCCTAACTGGAATGTATTCGGCACCTTATTCAGCGGTAGCTTTGCTGGAGAGGCGGTCGTCAAGGTATTCCCAGAGGATCCTGATTATACACATATTGAACCTATTTACTTAAGTGCTGCAGAACTTCACAGCACGTATAGTACGATATATCGTGCTGCAGAATTTGTTCCAGCGAGTGGAACTGGCACGGGAAGTCAGGGCGGATTTGCTATTGGACCTCATGTTAGATTCGGTACAGTAAATTATCCTGAACTCGATGATGAGTTCTCGGAGGAGAGAAGGGTTAGATATTATGATGTAGATCTCACTAATGTTGTTAGACTTCATTTCCACATCATCAAGGGAAGTGGAAGCAATGGTGGAGAACAACCCGACAATGGCGAAGGTCTTTTTGCAGAGATTAACAAGAATAACCAATTCACCAGCAGCCAGATTTCTTGGGGTGGGAATACTAGTGACCACACTCTTACAACCAAAACTTTTACTGTAGATAAAGAATACCAAATTGATTATGCAGATATAACAGTATTTCAGAACGGTTGGAGTGGCACATATGAATACGATCATTATGGTCTCGCAGGAATAACATTCGACACTAGAGTTGGTGTTGGAGATCAACGCAATAATCTATTCAATGTTGGTGGTAATGCTAGTGTCAG